TGACAGCGTGATTGATCGTTCGATTGCCGATTTCGTCGGCGTAATCAACAAGACCGGTGGCGGTCTTGGTAACATGAAGCTGGTGCCTAACTTCGGCACCTACGCACGTACCGGCGACAAGGCTAGCCCTTACCGCGCAAAGACTCCGGTTGAGCTCGATGCTCACTTCATGGAGTTCATTGACGAGAGGGAGCCCGTGGAAGCCATGATCGGCTGGGCGGAGAACTTCATGACTCCAGGTCTCTGGAAGTCTTTCTCCAAGATGGCCGAGCGTATGGATCGAGGCGCAACGCGACTCTGAGTATGAAGCAGCCCCTGTCGTTCTTCGTGTTCCAGAAGCACAGCATCTTCATTCCCCTTAGATACGTCTACGGGGAATGTCTCACGCTCATAGACAAGCACGACCAACTTTCACCTTTGCACTGCCTGAAGAACGACGTTTGTCCGGCAAACATTGGGTGTATGGACGTGCTTGCCAAGCGCGTGAACTACTTGTTCACGCACGTAGTACCCGAGGGCAAGCTTCTGGTCGCCTACTTCAAGTACCGCGACAAGCCTGAGTCCATCCGGGCTGGTGTCTTCGACCGTGAGCTTAGCGAGCCTAGGGTCATGACGTTGAACCAGTCCGCGTTCAAGAAGTTTCAACGCGAGGGTATGTCCTTCACCTGGATGCCCACCGACGACTACTGGCTGATGCCACGAACGTTGGGCTTGATTCCCGTGGAGAACCTGCTAGTGAAACCAACATGACCGACGTTCAGATCGACATCTACGGACCAACGGCCAAGATTAGTGGTCCGTATCCAAAGAACGCGGTACGTCTTGTGACCTCATACCCTGTGGAGGGTGCTCACTTCGCACAGACTTACCGTAAGGGTATGTGGGACGGTCGGAAGCACTTGTTTCGCTCGACCTCCTCGACATTCCCTACGGGCCTCACAGGGCTTGTCAAGGAAGCCTGCGAGCTTGCTGGAGCCGTCGTCACGATCGTAGACCACCGCAACCTCCCAAAGCCCAAGGGAGGCACCTACGACCTCGTAGGTGTCAAGATGGATGGCAAGTACGACTACCAGCTAGACGCGGCCCAGAAGGCGGTTGCGGCGAAGCAGGGCATCCTTCGTATCGCTACGAACGGCGGTAAGTGTCTCCACCCGGATACCTTGGTAATGCTCGCTAGCGGCGATGTGAAAGCGGCCAAGGATATCCGGACGGGGGATTACCTGATGGGACCCGACTCTTTGCCTCGCACCGTAAAGAGTACCTGCACAGGCAGGGGTCCGATGTACAAGATCATCCCGAATGTGGGTGACCCTTGGATCTGCAACGACGTGCACGTTCTCACACTCCGTGACTCTCGCCGCAAGGGCAAGCACGCGGGGGAGGTCGTAGACATCGCGCTGCCAGACTACCTGGCGTCCAACAAGAATAAGAAGCACCTACTCAAGCAGTTCAGTGTGGGTGTTGACTATCCGCTAATCGCCGCTCCTACGATTAACCCTTACTTTTTGGGTGTGTGGTTTGGTGATGGGCGTAAAGACCTGTCACAGGGCATCCAGGTAACGACCATGGATGCGGAGATTGTGGAGGCACTGAGAGAGACGTGCGAAGACTGGAACCTGTGGCTGTCGAAGTACAACTCAGCATCTTCCGGACAGGCGGACACCTATGGTCTCGTGAGCGGTAAAGGCAATCCCCTTCTCAACGAGATGCGCAGCATTGTAGGTGACGCATCCTCTCTGCCCGCCTCCTATCTTCGCGGGTCTCGTCGTACTCGTAAGTTGTTCTTGGCTGGACTGCTTGACACAGATGGGCACTTGGAAGTAGATTCCAAGGGGTTTGAAATCACGCAGGTACGTTTGTCGTATGCTGAAGGCATTCAGTCATTGGCGCGTTCGCTGGGATTCCGAGCTAACATTAAGCCTAAGGTAGTCAACGGAACAACGTACTACCGTATCCACATCTACGGAGACCTGCACACTATTCCCACGCGCCTTCCTCGTAAGCAGGCTAAGGCGCGCAAGCACGCCTTCAGGCTCAATACTGGCTTCCGAGTTGAGCCGTTGGGAGACGGCGACTATGCCGGTTTCACGTTGGACGGTGATGGTAGGTTCCTTCTGGGTGACTTCACCGTAACACACAATACCGAGATCGCGTGTGCTATCACGCAGTACCTGGGTCTGAACACGTTGTTCATGGTGACTACCCGCGAGCTACTTTACCAGGCGCGGGACCGCTTCATGGCCCGTCTTGGTATGACGGAAGCTGAGGTGGGTATCATCGGTGACGGCCATTGGGAACCTGGCTCCTGGGTGACCATCGCCACCATCGACACGCTTGAGTCCCGACTGGACAGGACCGAGTGCGCGGACTTCCTCAAGACCATCGAGGTTCTCTTCGCAGACGAGTGCCACCACCTGGGGTCGGAGACGTGGTACGAGATCTGTACCCTCTGTCCGGCCAACTACCGCTACGGTCTTAGCGGCACGCCTATGGACCGTACGGACGGCGCAAACCTTCGTCTCCTGGCCGCGATCGGGGACATCATCGTAGACATCCCAAACAAGTTCCTGGTGGAGCGTGGGATTTCTGCGCGTACGACCATCATCTTCTCGAAGGTGACGGCTCCCGTCCTCAAGAAGAAGATCACCTACTCCACAGCCTACAAGCAAGGTATTACGGACAACCCTAATGCCCTGAGCATGGTCGTGGACTGGGTCAAGGTATTCCACTCCCTCGGCCTCGGCACGCTGGTTTTGTGTGAGGAGATCGCCCACGGAAAGGCTATTGACGAGGCGCTCTGGACAGCCACTGGCGGGCAGTTCATTCCTCATCAGTTCATCTACGGCGACGAGGACACGGACGTACGCAGGAACACACTGAAAGATTTCGGTGAAGGACGCTTGCCTGTACTCATCGCATCTACTATCCTTGATGAAGGAGTAGATGTACCAACTATCGACGCCCTAATCCTGGCGGGTTCCCGTAAGAGCAGGATCAAGACAATGCAGCGTCTCGGTCGTGGTCTTCGGGGGAAGAAGCTAATCGCGGTAGAGTTTGCGAACTTCTGCCACGACTATCTGCTTCGGCACAGCCTGCAAAGGTACGAAGACTACAAGAAGGAAGACTGCTTCCCGTTGTATCAGAGCGGTCCTAGCGTCGAGTTGGTGCAGAAGTTGTGGAACGATGACGCTGCTGGTGACGGAGCTAAAGCCAAGTGACGAACTTCTTGGTTGGATGCGAATCGGGTTTGCGTTGCGTAAGGGACGCAACGTGGCTACCGGACTTCCTTTTCGTTATGTACCTGGCCGTCCAGAACGCTACGACTTCGATGACCTGAGCAGATTCACCGGTCTCCTCACGCACAACGATGTAGTGAACCAAGTGCTTGTCGTGGAGGTTCAGGAGATGAACCGCTACACGATGGCCGTGTCCGAGTCGTTGCGTGTGGAGATCCCGTACGCGGCGTTGAAGCGCCTGCGTAGGCTATCCAAGATCAACTATCCTGGCAAGCCACAGAACCCGGCACGCCCAACACAGATCGCGATCGGTAGTCACAACCGGAACTATCGTACAACCGAAGAGGTCTTGCTCAAATGGACCTGACGCTTGTACACGCCGGACCGTGGGCTGGTTGGTGGCGCGTGTCGGCACCGAACAAGGCGAGCCTTCAGTACATCAAGTACTCCGTCCCAAAGATTTACCGCAACCTTGAGGATCAAGTGTGGTTCGTCCACGAGAAGTACATCGACGGTGTACGCCAACTCCAAGACGAGCAGACAACAAAGATTACCTCTAAGGTAATAAGCGACCCCTACGCCGTTCTCCACTTGCGTCCCACAGCCCCGCCAGCTATCATCAAGGCTGCTTGGCGAGAACTCGCAAAACTCCTTCACCCGGACCACGGGGGCAACTCCGAAGAGTTCCTGAGAGCGAAGGAAGCCTACGAGATCCTGACGACGAAGGGATGAACATGGGTGTAGACATTCTCGCGGCAGTGCAAGCCCAGCGGCTTGCATCGGTGCAACGTAGTCTCACTTCCTCGGAGAACTACGAGCGCAGGGTGGCTGGCGTAGCTGCGCGTACAGCGGCCATGCTTTCTGGTGGTGTTGTAGGCGGTCACACCGAGCATGTCGAAGAGTACATGCTGCGTGACACTTACTATCGCGTACTGGAGGAGTACACACGCAAGCCAGGTTTCGGTACACATGAGCCATTCACTCCGCGTGGACTAGCCCTGTGGAAGCGTGCTGCGAAGGCGTTGAAAGCCTCGGGCGCTGACAGGGAAGCCTTCGTGCGCGCTCAGTTCACGTGGTTCCACGACACGTTTCGTAAGGCTCCTACGCCCTTGCAATTGACCACGGATGAGGCTGTCGTACGCGCTGCTACTGTCGCTCCCAAGGCAGTCAGGACCGTAGCCATCGAAGACAACGTCTCAGTAGGTGACCTGTTCAAGCGGTGTGAGAAGCAGATGGGAGATCTGATGCGGGCGCAAAAGATGTCCAGGGAGGACGTGTACCGCAAGCTCGTGGTCCCTGGACTAGCTATCTTCCCAGAGAAGTTCCTCAACGCTGACCCACTTTGGCACAAAGTGCGAGGATGACTACTGATGACAGATACTGTTCTCTACACCGAAGACTATCAGGTCAAGGTGTTGGCCTACATGCTGTCCAACACCTCGTTTCGCGAGATCGCTAGCGAAGCTGTTGACGACACGCATTTCGCAAATCGTGCCCTCCAGTGGTACTTTACGACGATCAAGACTTCCCCTATTCCCCTCACGCCGGTAACGCTGCGTGAGGAGTTGATCAAGGCTGCGAAGAACAAGATCATCCGTGAGTCCGAGGTAGAGAAAGTAGCAGGCTACTACACCTACGTAGCGAAGCCGCCGCTGCCTGCTGAGGAACAGCACATTCAGGACACCTTTGCCAAGTTCATCCGCACGCAGTCGATGAAGCAGGCAATCCTGGACTCCTTGGATCTCATCAAGGAGGAGCGCTGGGACGAGGTTGTCCAGGTGGTGGAGCAGGCTCGTAACACGGGCATGGACATCCTCACCGTAGGCACGAACTACTTCAAGGAGTTCGAGGACCGGCTAGCCAATCGTTTGGCTCGCGAGGAAGCCCGCAAGCTCTCAACCGGTATCGCAGAGCTCGATGAGTACACCTTCGGTGGCTTGAAGACCAAGCAGATGGGCTTGCTGATCGGTGGCTCCGGACGCGGTAAATCGATTGCCTTGGAGTGGCTCGCTAGGGTGGCAATTCTGCTTGGACATCAGGTCGTGTACTACACGCTGGAGTTGTCCGCAGAAGACATCGCTGACCGCTTCGACTCGCTGTTCTGCCACATCAAGCCTAGCGAGCTCAAGTCCATGAATGACTCTGCTTACAAGCAGCTTCATGGCTACCACAACCGTTTCGGGAACAACCTCATCATCAAGGAGTATCCTGAGGACGAAGCGACCATCCACACCATCAAGGCGCACTACAAGCAGCTTGCCGCCATCGGCGTCACCCCAGGTCTGGTCATCATCGACTACCTGGATCTGATGAAGCCGCACCGCAACTACAACGACGTGAACCAGGAGCAGGCTGCGGTGGCCAAGGCTACTCGTGGTATGGCCAAGGAGTTCAACACAAGAGTTTGGTCCGCGTTGCAGTTGAATCGTGCTGGTATGGCGATGGATACTGCGGACGAGACGGGTATTGGTGGCTCTATCTCCCGCCTGTATACTGCTGACTTGTGTATCATCCTAGCACAGACCAAGGACGAGAAGGAAGACGGCGTGATGCGGTTGTTCATCAACAAGAACCGCAATGGCCCAGCGTTGCGCCAGGTCAAGATCGCCACGGACTTCGCGCACATGCAGTTTTACTCTGGCCCAGTCAAGGACACTGCCTTGCAGTCCGGTAAGACCAGTGCTACTGTCGATGAGTTCGACACGCAGGAGGACGAGATCGCTCAGATTCCTCCTGAGATAGTTGCTGCTGGTGACGTGGTACTTGACTAACGAGGTACAACTATGTCTGGGTTGGAGCCCGTTCAGGGCGAACACGTTTGCGACTTCTGTGTAACTACCGTAGACAAGTTCGCCGTGCGGTCCAAGAGCACAGGCAAGATAGTCTGCCACAACTGCATCTACGCCATGAAGGTGAACCTTGGCATCATCCCCGATGGTGCCCTCTGCTGTCTGAAGTGCGGCTTCTACAAGTCCGTTATGGTCAAGTACGCGGGCGGTGCTCGTGTGCTGTTTGTACACCAGGGACAGGACAAGAGAGACACAGCAATCTATTCACCTGTGGGCGTCAGCCGCTCGTGGGATCGTAGGACTGACAAGTTCCTCGCTGCTCACTGCGGTAAGTGCCTCACGCAGCTTCCGTTCAAGCTCGTGTGGGAGAGCCTCTACATCTTGTCACGGGATCAGCGCGCTGCGCCCGTTCCCTCCGGAGACGTTGCTTGACCCTCTTTCCACGCATCCAAGACGAGTTCGAGTGGGAAGAGTACTTGCGTGATCACTTCCAGGTGAAGAACACGCCAAGTGACGAGCTTCGCGTCTGCTGCTTCGTCTGCGGCGAGTCAGGGTTCAAGCTGTACGTGAACCCGGTCAAGAAGAAGTTCAACTGCTTCAAGTGCAGCTTCTCCTCCGGTAAGTACGACACCTTTGACTTCGTGTCCAAGGCTGAGAACATTCCCAGGCACAAGGCAGTCAAGCGCCTGCTGCAAGAGTATTCGAGGACAACCCCGGACGATCCGCTGTTCGTGTTCAAGCAGATCACGGAGGAGCAGCAGGAGGCAGAGACCAACGCCCCGACGATCACCCCGATCAAAACCATTGCTGGACTTCCGCCCGGTAGTCAGCTACTTTTGTCTCGCACGGAAGTGTCTGCTCCGTTCTGGGACTATCTCATCAACCGTGGACTCACGGAGAACGAGATTCGTGCAGTCAGGTTCCACTTCATCCCCGAGGCGTCGTGTGTGGTCTATGACTCTAAGAACAAAAGAAGAGGTGATGTTGGTCGTCGTGTGCTTGTTCCTATTTATGGCGGTCACAATGAACTCGTGTCTTGGCAGTGTCGAGTCATCGAACCGGATTACCCAGGTCACGACAAGTACCTCACCGCGCCAGAGTCTGAACTAGCGAAAACGCTTTGGCCGTACGTTCCACCCTACGGCACGCATGCCGTCCTGGTTGAGGGTGTGCTCGACGCTCTGTCAGTACGCCGCATCCCGGAGGTGTCTGCCTACGCCACCTTCACCAAGAAGATTTCCATCGAGCAGATCTTGCTGCTCAAGTCCTGGGGCGTGGAAGAGGTTACGGTATTCTGGGACCGACGTGATGCGCGCAAGGAGATAATCAGAGCGGTACCGGAACTGCATATGCACTTCCGAAAGGTGTACGTAAGCAACATGACCGGTTGGCCTGCAAATAAAGATGCAGGTAACATGCTTGCAGAACCTGACGGTGCTGATAAGCTAAAGCTGGCACTGGAGGATCGTGTGGATACATACGATGCTTTGGAGTACAGCAGATGGCAGCTTCTCTGGGCAGCATAAACCGAATCGTGTTTGTCAAGGACCCCACTGTCTTGCCCGACAGTGTTACTCACTACGAGACGGTTGAGTCGTTGGCTAAGGTGAACAAGCTGGTCATCTTGTTGTCACACGGAAACAAGTACCTGTTCCCCAAGTGCTGGGACCTTCCCAAGAACGTGCGACTGCTGGAATACGACTTGGACATGCCCAGCATCCAAGCCGCTGTCAGGAAGCTTCGACTCATCCTCCACGAGCACGATGTGGAAGTTCAGTCGAGACACCTTGCATTTCAGGACGCATTGCCTATAGTGTTGTCTGGCGCGTTGGTCTCGGTGCCACAGGGAACCGAGCTTGCCTTCCTCAACGGCAAGCAGGACGCACAGGTACACAGGGTATTCGATACTCCAACAATACAAACCAACACAGAATGGGACATCCTCTAATGGACGTACACACTCAACTATCGCAGTCCAAGATTTCCGTAGTCCAGCATCGCCCTAACCGCCCAGAGAAAGAGTTCTCCGTACGCGAAACGTTTCGGATTGACACGGGCGTGAAGATGCTTCACGGGGAGCCCGTGAAGGACGCCAACGGCAACGTCGAGTACCGGGATGTCAACATCACCGGGTTCGAGTCTCCGGGCGTGATGACGCCGAAGGTCAACCCCAACTACGTCTTCCCCAAAGAGGAACTGGTGCAGTTCCTTCAGGCACTGAGTTCGCGGGATACGACGTACCTCGTTGGGCACTCAGGTACCGGCAAGACCGCCCTGGTGAATCAGGTAGCTGCTAGGCTGAACTACAATGTCGTCCAGATCAACTTCGACGGTCACCTGTCGCGTAGCGACTTGATTGGTGACTGGAAGATTGCTGGCGGCAACATGCAGTTCCGCTACGGTCTAACGCCGATCGCTTTCACGGAGCCTGGCACGATCGTCCTCTTTGACGAGATCGATGCATGTCCTCCCGAGACTGCGTTCGTGCTCCAGCGCGCCATCAGCGACGAGCTTCGGTTCCTGATGCATGAGACGAACGAGATCTTCGAGTTGCACCCACAGAATTGCATCGTGGGCACGGCCAACACGAACGGCCTAGGGGACGATTCCAGCCTCTACGTCGCAGGAACCAACATCCAGAACTTCTCGTTCCTGAACCGCTGGAAGACCGTCATCCAAATCGACTACATCACTCCCCCGGACGAGACGCGCGTACTGGAAGGCATGTTCACTGCTCCGCACGCCAAGCAGCATATCGCAGCCGTGGTCAAAACGCTGACCGCTGTTCGGGAAGCGTTCAAGGCTGGTGCGATGTCGGTGCCACTCACGACTCGTGACGGAATCAATTGGCTGGAGAAGATCACCCGCGTACCCTTCCCTATGAGGGCTGCGCGACACAGCTTCCTGGACAAGCTTCCGCCCAACGATGCCATCGCCATCGCCAACTTGATTCAGCGCCACTTCAAGCTCCCCGAGAAGGATGACAAGAAGTACCTGACCACTAGGAAGTGAGCATGGACAACGCGCGCAAAATCAGACTCACCGAAACTACGGTTGAGCGAACTGCGAGGCTATTGTCACAGCAGTTTGGCATCAACGTAGTTTGGCGGCCAGGTGAGTGTAAGACGGATGGCAATACCATCTATCTGCCCACACTTCCGCCCGATGCCCCTGATGAACTACTTGAGGCTATTCATGGGTTCCTAGACCATGAGACGGGTCACGTCTTGTTCACGGACTTCAAAGCCCTGCGAGCGCGCAATCCTGTTCCTACACAGACGCAGTTCCACTGCATCAACGTGATTGAAGACATCCGAATCGAATCTGCAATCTGTGGAATCTTCCCCGGCTCAGCAGCTAACCTGCGCGCATCCAACGACTGGCTCATGCCACTGATTGCGAAGAACTGGAACTCCGTAAATCAGTTCATGCGCGCCTGTGCCGCGTATGGCAACTACATCTCCTACGGGGATGAGACGGACTTCTGGAATGCCGTGGACCCCAAGACCCGTCAGCTTGTCGCTGACTGCGTTCAGGCAGTGGGTCCGCACAGCAAAATTACTTCCACGGACCTGGCAATCGACGCAGGGCTTCGCATGTACGAGGTCATCAAGGAGTTCGCCGAGGAAGAGGAGGAAGAGAACAAGAAGCGGGAAGAGCAGAAGCGTAAGAACGCCGCCACGATGGCTTCGGGTGGTACGCCCGTGAAGGTCACGCTTGTGTCCAAAGAGCAGCTTGGTGAGATGCTCGGACAGACGGCAGCGGCTATGGTGGTCGAGCATGGACGCGGAAAGCGCAGTGCGGGAGCTAGCGGATACCAGCACGGACTTACGGGAGACAACACGTACATCGTGTACTCCACCGCAGGTGACACGGTGGCGTCCATACCTGACAACAACCTCTCGATGAATGGACGCAGGCTGAATACCTTGCGCGACGAGGCGCGTGAACTCACAGGCGTAATCCGCATCCGCCTGGTCAATTCTTTGCGCGCTCAGTCTAGGCGTCGTTGGGTGGGCGGCAAGGAAGAGGGTAAGATCGACGCACGCAGGCTGCACCATGCTATCATGGGCACCAGCAACGATGTGTACAAACAGTTGTCGGACAAGATCCATCTGGACACGGCTGTGTGTATGGCGATCGACCATTCTGGCTCTATGGATGGTCGGAAGCTAGAGTTGGCTGGCGAGGCTGCTATCGTCATGGGGGATGCGTTGAATACCTTGCGTGTACCTTTCGCCGTGTACGGGTACTCGACTGAGTCACCAAAGCAGTCACCTCCTGACTCGTCTCCGTATGCGCGGTGGAGTCACCTCTGGATCCGCTACTACCGAGACTTCGGGGAATCTTGGGAGAAGGGCGCAGTCCGGCTCGCTGGTTCCCAGCGCAACGTCAGGAACAACACGTTGGACGCGGAGTCCGTGAAGCATGGCGTTCGCAGGCTCCTTGCGCGCAAGGAGAAGCGAAAGATTCTCTTCGTCCTGAACGACGGGATGCCGTATCCGGGCTACGGCCATCTGGGTCGCTGTCAGCAGCATCTGCACGCTGTCGTCGCTTCCGCCGCCGCTGCTGGGGTAGAGGTGGTGGCATTTGGCATCCAGGACAGTGCGGTGAAACAATACTATCCCAACTCTGTAGTTATCCAGAAGCTGGATGACCTTGCTAAGGAACCACTAAAGGTTCTCGATGGCATGCTTAGGAAGGGCGTAAGAGCCAAGTGATTTGAACTGGAGGAGACATGGCAGAGAAGATCGACTTTGATGGTTACCAGGAGTTTGTGGGCACGACGGCGGTTTACCCCAACAGGGGTTCCAACTTCATCTATCCGGCCCTTGGTCTCTGCGGCGAAGCAGGGGAGGTTGCGGAGAAGGTCAAGAAGGTTCTCAGGGACAAGAATGGCGTGATGGACGATCAGTCCCGTGCCGCGCTCAAGTACGAGCTTGGCGATGTCTACTGGTACCTGGCCCGTCTCTGCTCGGAGCTTGGCTTCTCGTCCCAGGAGGTCGTGGAAACGAACGTCGAGAAGTTGCGAAGTCGCAAGGAGCGTGGCACACTCCAGGGCAGTGGCGACAACCGTTGACCTAGAGCTAGAAGACGACTACAAGTACGCCCGCACTGGGTATGTGAATCAGGGCCGCAAAGCAGACCATGTTCTGACAGCGGTTCTTGAGAAGCTACCCGGTGACGGACGACTTCCCCTACGATGGCATCATCGTGGCGTTGACGCGTTCCAAAAGCGGTATGGCGCACTGGGTCTTGTGCTGTGGGCTTCGGCCAGCAGTTCCCATCTCCTGCTCATTGGTGGGCAGAAGGTCATGCGAATCTGGACGGATGCCTCGAAGCACTGCTATGTAGACCTGAGTGAGCCATTGGCTGGCTACCTTTCTACCGCCGTCAAGTTCTCTACGGTAGAAGATGTACCTCCGGGCAATCAGCGAAAATGCAAGCCGCTTACTAAGCGCATCCGAGTTTGGCAAAGGTTTCATGCGTACGCACTAGTGGACGCGGTCAGGAGAGTGTATGGGTTGGATCAGTCGAGACTACCGGTGCGAAACTTGTGGACATGAGTGGGACGACATCGTTCAAAGCGGGTCGGACCAGAAGAGCACCTGTCCAAGCTGCGGCGCGACCAACGACTACATCCTGTCCGCTACGAACGTAGCTTCGTACTCATTGTTGAGTAAGGACGACCAAGCTAAGAGCTTGAGGAAGCGTTCGCGTGACCATACGCGGAAGATGCTCAAGCAGGACCCAACGTCCATGAAGATGAGTCGTCACATTACCGGAAAGAAGAAGTAATGGGAGAGGACGTACTCAAGAAGCCAGTACACATCGCGGTGTTGAAGCCTACCCACGTCCAGAAGCTAGCGGCGGAGGGTAAGTTTCCAAACACGCCGTTCAGCGTGGAGGCGCACGCAACGAACGTCCCACTGCCTGCACCCGTGGTTGAGAAGCGCACGCTTGGCTTGGAGAAGATTCAGCGTCCCAAGGTGGCGCACAGCGATGTCGTCAAGAAGACGAAAAAGCAGATGCACCTACGCGTGCTGCACGATAGAGTGCCGCCTATCCCCGAGGCCAAGAAGCCCCCGTGCGAGTCATGCAAGACGGGCGCTTGCTGCTATGTGTTTACCGTGAACATCACGAAGGAGGAGTACGATAGCGGCCTCTACGGAGATGCTGCCATCGAGTTGACTCCTGAGATGTTCAAGCAGCTAAAGAGCCAGTATCTGACCGTTGCCATGTTCAACGCACCACAAGACATAGGCAAGGCTGCTCACTTCCTGGAAGGCAAGGTCGGTGAACCCTGCCCGTTCCTAACCCCCGAGAAGCGTTGCGGAATCTACGATATCCGTCCTATCACATGCCGCACATACACCTGTGTCGGTGATCCTCGAATCACCGAAGGTATGCGACAGGGAACGGAAAGCCTAGACCCAGTCACTCGTTTCTACGCCGCACGCGAACGCGACAAGGACCCGAATGCTAAGTGACCTTACTCTGCCTACGGAAGACCTGAATGGGCTCATCCACAACTGCTGGCGTGGTGTAGGTGGCTCAAAGCTTTACCTCGTGCACACGAAGTCCGAGTGGGACAACTTCTACAAGCTGCTCGAACAGCAGGATCTCGTTGCGTGTGACACGGAAACCACCGGGTTCTACTGGTATTCCGGACACCACATCATCGGCCTGAGCTTTGGCTGGAAGAACACGCACTTCTACGTGGCGTGCAGGCACGAGGAGTCCCTACAGGATGGCCTGCCTCCGTCCCAGTTGAGCATGGACGACATCCGTGCCGACTTGCAGCAGTTCTTCAGCAACCCCAAACGCACCACGGTGTGGCACCACGGCAAGTTCGATATGCACTTCTATGCCAGAGAGGGTGTAGACATCAAGTGCAGCATTCACGACACCCGCATCCTGTGGCACTTCCATGACGAGAACGCGCCTGGTGCCCTCAAGACCATCGCTTCCGGATGGAAGGATGACATGGGTCGCTGGCACAAAGGCTTGGTGGACGGGTCCGCCAACGCCAAGGAGAAGCTGATTGGTGACTGGCGCACCAAGGAGTCCAAGCTCCGCAGGGCGTTCTTCCGCAAGCTGGTCATGGCTGAAGCCGATCGCTTGTCCAAGGATCTGGCCTACCAGCACATGAAGCGTCCTGAGTTGAAGAAGCACATCGCTGAAACGCTTCTCAAGGACCACAAGTACGCAAAGGCTGGCAAGGAAGAGATCCACTATGGATACGTCCCCGTCAGTCTAATGACCGAGTACGCCGCCCTCGATACGTTCCTGACCTATCGCCTGTACGAATACTGTGTCAAGAACATCGACTGGACGCCTGGACTCACCGCGCTGTACAAGAACGAGATGCGCCTGCTTCGAGCACTGTTTGAAGCTGAGGAGCATGGCGTTCGCATCAATACGCAGCACCTGCTCGTAGCGGGTGAAGAACTCAACAACCAGATCATCGAGCTCACGGACAAGATCAAGAACGTGCTAGGTAACATCAACCTTGGGTCCGTACCGCAGCTTGTCGCCGCACTACAGGCTCAGGGCGTGGAGTTCACCAAGTTCACGGAGGCGACCGAGGACGCTGAGAACGAGGAAGACAAGCGATACGCCCTCGACAAGAAGGTCTTGGAGAAGCTCAAGAATAAGCATGAGGTAGTCAAGGATATCCTCAAGCTCCGAGAGATTACCAAGATCAAGGGCACCTACGTAGACGGCATCCTGGAGAAGACCTCCAAGGACAACGTGCTCCACTGCTCGTTCAACCAGAACGTGAGTACTGGTCGTATGTCCTCGCAGGACCCTAACCTCCAGAACATCCCGGCACAGGACAAGACCATCCGCAAAGCTTTCGTGCCGTGGGATCCTGACTACCTCTACGTCTTCGCCGACTACTCTCAGATCGAGGTGCGCCTCACCGCACACTACTCACAGGATGAGTTGTTGCTGGATGCTTACCGCAAGGGACAGGACATCCACACCCGCACGTTCTGCGAAATGTTCGGACTGGACATCGATGAAATCACCGAGGTTCTCAAGGACGAGAGCCACCCGAAGTACAAGGAGTATTCCTTGCTCCGTGGTGTTGCCAAGCGCATCAACTTCGGCATCATCTACGGCGTAGGTGCGCCTGGTCTCTCGGAGCAGATCAAGCGTCCAGAGAAGTACCTCAACTACAGCGACGATGACTGGGTCGCTGTGTGCCAGAGCTTCATCGACATGTACTTGGACAAGTACGTCGGCGTCAAGCGTTTCATCAACCAGGGCAACCGCACTGTCAAACTGGCCGGGGAACTGTCCAACTACTTCGGTCGTGTGCGACATCTCCCACATGCCAAGGCACGAAAGCTTTTGAAGGACGAGTCCCTCTTCTGGCTGGAAGCGCGTGCTCAAAGACAGGGCGTCAATTTCCTGATTCAGGGCACGGCGGCTGATCTCTTCAAGATCGCAGTTGTCCGAGTTCACAGTCTCTTGAAGGGCAAGCGCACCAAGCTCGTTAACTTTGTCCATGACGAGATCCAACTCTATGTCCACAAGGACGAGATGTACCTGCTTCCACTGATCAAGAAGGCCATGGAAGACTGGAAGTTCTCCGTGCCCATCACGGCTGAATTCTCCTCGTCTACTGAGTCGTGGGGCGCGAAGAAGAGCCTGCACATCGCCTGACGTATTACTGTTGACACGCACCCCTGGCCTGCTAGAGTGCCGGAAACGGAGAAACGATGACTGATGTAGTAGATGCGCCAACCTTGAACGAGCTAGTACCAACACATACAGTCGGATCAGTGGACTACACCTCGCACCTCGATGAGCACTTGTTCATCAACAGGGGTGACCTGAGTGGTGAGTTCGCCGAGCACTCGGAGCGATTCGCGTACTACGCGACTTGCTATGAGCTTGCGGCCGACAAGGTACGCCGTTTCGACATCGACCTCAAGCGCATGTACGCTGTTCTGGATGCAGAGAAGCGTGGCGAAATGCATGGGGTGAAGACGACTGAGAAGATGATCGAGAACATGGTCATCACTGATGACCGCTATGTGGCGCTCCAGAACGAAGCGACGGATGCAGAGAAGCAGCTTGGCCTGCTAAAGGCTGCTCGCGATTCGATGGCAGCGCGCAAGGAAATGTTGATCTCGCTAGGCGCGAATCAACGTTCAGAGTTCCGTGCCGACGCAACAGTGTTGGGACGTGAAATGCAAGGCCGGGGTTGACAATAGCTTACAGCGTGGTAGGCTATTGGTTCTAAACAATTCCTACCACAACGGTAGCAACAAAGTGAAATGGAGAGAACATGGGACTAGATCTAGCAAAGCTTCGTAAGGCACAGGCAGAGGTACAGGCACGAACCACGCGCGGTGGACCCGGAATGAAGTTCTGGAGGCCACAAGATGGCGTCAACCGCATTCGCATCCTGCCTCCCTGGACCGAAGAGGGTGAGTTCGCCGGTTCGTTCTGGCGTGAGGTGTGGCAGCACTGGAACGTCACGGAGGAGAGTGGACCCATTCTCTGTCCGAAGAAGACGCCTGGCGCAGAGGACAACGACTGTCCGATCTGTGACTTCGTGGACATGCTCAAGAACCAGAAGTCGGACGTGAAGGCCCAGGAACTCGCTAAGGACCTTCGTGCGAAGGTGGCGTACCTGATGTCCATCGTGGACCTCGCGGATCCCGTCTACACGGCGAAGGACGTGGCGGACTGGAAGAAGGAGCGTCCTGAGAAGGAAGCACCCTTCGAGGTCGGCGACCCCAAGGTCCAGGTGTACGCTGCGACCACGACCATCTACGAGCAGGTGGCTTCGATCATCCTGACGAACGAGATGGACATCACCAACCGTGAGGAAGGCCACAACATCATCCTCACGAAGCACGGTAACAAGAACAAGATGCTCACGCGCTACACGGTGCAGCCGGATCTCAAGAAGACCAAGGCTCCGCTTCCGCCTGAGTTCACGCTTCCTGACCTTTCCAGCATCGGGCGTTTCCAGCCTGTGGACGAAATGTCCAAGCTCCTCTCTGAGGGACCTGGCGGTGCGTTCAAGGCTGCGCTTCCAGCATCCACTTCTTCGGGTGGCGGCAGGACCAACGTGAAGAGTGCAGCAGCCACTACCACGGAGTGGTCCGGTGATGCAGATGGCGATGGAGACCTGGCCGCTGAGATGAGACGCTCGCTGGCCTGAACAACTACCTGAGGTAACCTGCGGGCACATGATTACTTCGGTAGTTGTGTGCCCGTTCTATTTACGGAGCACAACATGGCATTCAAGAAAGACGAAAAGAAGGAAGAGAAGATCAGCGCAGGTAACTTCACGTCCAAGGAGCTTGCACGCAAGGCTGCACTCGACAGGGTTGCCAAGGAACATGGCGACGGAGCAGCGTTCGTGTTCAGCGCACATCCGCTCCCTGACGTTGAGGCAGTGTCCACGGGCTCTCTGAGTCTCGACGTTGCACTCGGAGTCGGTGGCTATCCTCGTGGTCGTGTGATTGAGATCTACGGCCCGGAGTCGAGCGGAAAGACGACGCTCACGCTACATGCGATTGCTGAGATCCAGAGGCTTGGTGGCGCAGCGGCGTTCATCGACGCTGAGCACGCACTGGACCCTGGCTACGCACGCGCCCTCGGTGTGGACATGGACTCCGTCGTTCTGTCCCAGCCGGACAACGGTGAGCAGGCACTGGACATCGCGGAAACCTTTGTCGCGTCGGGCGGTTTCGACATCGTCGTAATCGACTCGGTAGCGGCACTGGTGCCCAAGGCTGAGATCGAAGGTGAGATGGGTGACTCTCACGTAGGTCTTCAGGCCCGACTGATGAGCCAGGCGCTCCGCAAGCTCGCAGGCATCGCGTCCAAGACGAACACCATCCTGATCTTCATCAACCAGATTCGCATGAAGATCGGCGTCATGTTCGGCTCGCCCGAGACGACCACGGGTGGTAACGCGCTCAAGTTCTACGCAAGCCTTCGCCTGGACATTCGCAGGATCAGTGCGATCAAGCAGGGTGAAGAGACCGTGGGTAACCGCACGCGTGTCAAGGTCGTGAAGAACAAGGTCGCTCCTCCTTTCCGTGAGGTGGAGTTCGACATCATGTTCGGCAAGGGTGTCAACTATGCGACCGATGTTCTGGAGCTTGGAACCCAGCTAGGCTTCATCGAGCGTGCAGGCGCATGGTACTCGTACCAGGGTGAGCGCATCGGTCAGGGTGCCGTGAATGCTGCCGCGTTCCTGGCCAGCCATCCAGACATGCTGAGGGCTGTGGACGCAGAGGTGCGTAAGCACTACCGCCTTAAGTCTCCTGTGCCTCGCGTCGCTGAGGCTGCGGAGTGAGCAAGCCTCTAGACATCGAAGCCGAGCTACAGAACGCAGAAGCAACTCTCGCGTCGTTCAGAAGCGGCGTACCTGAGCCTGCTTGGGATGGAGCCGGTGATACTCTCGAAACGCTCATCAACGTCCTCAAGCGGTTGAAGGAGTCGGAGCGCCTGAAGGACTTCTTTGAGGGCGAACTCCTGTCTATCGCCGTGGAATTGGACTGCATGCTTTCGTCTCGGCCGATTCCTGACGAAGCTGCTAAGATGAAGGCGCGTGCTGTGAACGCGGAACGCAAGCTAGAATCGCTGAAGAAAGCGGCGAGACGCATGCTTGCCTCCCACAGTTCCGAGACTGTTCAACTGGTTCTCGCTGAGATCGAGAAGTGAGGGTGACATGTCGTTCTACTTGCCCGTCTTCATCTACGCCTTGATCGGACTCGTCTGTGCAATCGTGACTGCCACGGCAGTCAGGTATGCAGACCCTACACCCTACACCATGATGGCAGCTTCCACGGAGGGGATAATCGTCTTGGCTCTCGCTGCTGTATGGCCCATCCTACTGGTTGTGTTGGTGCTTTCTGGCGTTGGTTCGCTTGTCGGAAGGTTCATCCGCTACCTAGTCCGTACCCTTCATAAACATCAAAGAGGTTGACATGGAACTTCCCAGCAATGCTACCATCAATGAAGCACCCGACATTGCCGGTTGCGGGTGCTTCATGTTTGCTGCTGTGGGTGTCGTGTGTCTAACCTTGCTCCTGCTCACCCCATTGGCACGTAACATCGTTCCAGCCATTCGTGAATGGAGGAGAGTGGAGTCATGCCAGTGATGGTTGACGAGTTCTTGGTGTTCTCTGACCACCACGCACACACCTTTCCGTTCGGAGCCAAGGAAGTCCCGCACGAGGGGCACTTCGTGAACTCCAGGCTGTTCGCGGCGTATGAGGTCATCAAGGAGATCGACGCATTCGCTCGCGAACACGGCATCAAGAACGTGTTCTTCTGTGGCGACCTGTTCCACGTTCGAGAGGCTGTGCCTACCGTAGCGTTGAACCTGATGTATGATGCCATCAGGGACATGTCGGCGAAGGTGCGGATGATTCCAGGCAACCATGACTACTCGGACAGAGAAGGCATGGTTCACAGCCTGCATGTGTTTGCCCACCAAGTGTTTGACTGGAGCACCTCCAGGTCGATCACGGTACCTGGTTCTCGTAGAGACCTCATCCGGTACTCCTTTGTCCCCTACACAGACGACCGTGACAAGGCTGTGAAGGAGATCAAAGAACTGGCGGAGCTTACGAAGCCGGATGAACCACACGTACTGTTCGCCCACCTCGGTATTCAGGGTGCCCGTGTAGGATCTGATTACGTGCTGGTTAGTGACACTGACCTCTCCGTGGGAGACATCCCGTGGCAGAAGTTCACTGCCTGCTTCTTCGGGCACTACCACGAGCACCAGCAACTCTTCCAGAACGGTTGGTACGTGGGTGCATCTCACCAACACAATTGGGGCGACGTGAACTCTCGTCGTGGCTTCCTCCATGTGAAGCTCTACACGGACCACGTCACGTTCGAGCACATCGAAACTAGTGCGCCTAAGTTCATCCTCTGCAAGGAGGACCACGAGGCTGCACGTCCGCAGGATTTCGTTCGACTTCTCACGCAGAAGAAGCATACTCCAACGGAGTTGGACGAACTGCGGAAGAAGTCCGGCTCCCAGAACTGCGAAGTGATGTACGTACCTCCTGAAGTAGCGCAGACTGCGATGGAGCTGTCCGAGGAAAACCTTTCCCCGTCAGCCATGGTAGTAGCTTGGGTCAAGTCCAACGAAGCGTGGTTGAAGGCCAACCTTCCGGAAGTCGAAGAGGACCAGCTTGTAGCCTACGGTAAGACCTTGCTGGTTACTTCCAACGCGTGAGGAACAACATGAAGAACGTGACCCGCATTCTTGCCTTCGTCGCCCTGGCTCTTGTTGCCTGCCCTGCCCGTGAGGACATTGGCACAGCAGCACCCATCGACACCGAGCGTTTCGTATTGCACGTGATGTACGGGGCTCTCGTCGGATTGATTGTTTCGCTCGCCATGCGGCGTCGATGATGCGCGAAATCGATGTCTTCTTCTTCATCATCGCGGTACTCCTAGCCTTCCAGCTAGGATTCCTGTGTGGTCAACAATGAACGTGGGGTCAACAATGAAAGCAGGGTCAACAATGAAAGCGGGGTCAACAATGAAAGCAGTCACGGAGCGTCAGGTGCTTGGTGCGAAGATTCGCGCTGAGAAGGAGAAGTATGAAGCTAAGGTTCGCCGCCGTGTCTCCGGAGGCTGGGAGTTTGCTAAGGGCCATCGTGAACGGCTCTATGCTCACCTAGCCAAGAAGTTTGGCATGGACCCGAATGACGTACAGTACTTCCTGACTTGGTCTCGGTCCTGTGACCATCCGTGGTCTGCTGGCGCCTGTCCAATGTGTCCCGACTGAGGTGCTGGATGAGTAAGATCAACGTAGTCATCGACAAGGCTCCCAAGCACGTCATCAACGTGTCGGTAGACCTGACCCTGACCGTCAAGGGTGAGCTAGACTTGGCTGACCTAATCTCCAAGGCGATTGCTGACCAGCTTCGTGGCAAGGTTGCTCGCCTCGGCACCGGTGACTACGCCCTGCGTGCGTTCTGCACAATCACGGAGCCTGCTGATGGAACTAACAAGCCTCAAGATTGAGAACTTCGGGTCTATCGGTGACATCACGCTGCCTCTGAACAAGCCTGGGCTCATCCTTGTCACTGGAGTCAACAAGGACAACCCAACTGCCGACTCGAACGGGTCTGGTAAGAGCTTGATCTTCGAGGCTATCTGCTGGTGTCTGTGGGGTGAGACCGTTCGCGGGCTGTCCGCAGATGACGTGGTCAACACCAGGGCCGGTAAGGACTGTGCGGTGGCGTTGACGCTCACCGAGCACGGTCGAACGTATGTCGTCTCGCGCCACAGGCTTGACACGCGCACCAGGAAACCTAACGACTTGGTAGTCAAGATGAACGGTTTGCCCTTGGGCACCACTGGTAAGATGTCCTCGATGCAGGAAGTCGTGAACCAGTTGATTGGGTTCAACTTTGATACCTTCCGGGCCATGATGCCTGGAGCCGGTATCAAGGTGGCGAACATGACCGACAAGGCCATCAAGGAGTTGCTAGAGTCCCTGCTTCAGACGGAGCAGCTATCCCAGGCTCACGAGGCTTCCCGCGTCAAGCTCAAGGCCCTGGAAGGGTCCATCGTGGCACACACGGGCCACATCACGCAGTGCCGCCAGCACTTGGCCGCGCTGAACACGGACATCGACAACCTCAGGAACATGCTTGAGCAGTCTCGTCTCAGGACGCAGCAGGCTCGTGCCGGTCACGAAACCCGCATCCAAGAGCTAACCTCTGAACTGGAGGGCTTCACTACCCAGCTTGCTGCTGAGCAAGACCTAGTGAACGAGCACTACGACTACCGTACGCGTGCCAACAAGCTAGAGACGGAGATCGAGACTGAGTACCTTGCGCCTCTCAACACGGCCCTATCCCGCAAGGATGCCAAGATCCGTGACGAGCACATCGCCCTTGCCGTGGTTCAGTCCCAGAAGGACAAGGTTCAGGACGAGCGAGACCAGGCCGACCAGTTGACCTCTACGTGTGACCACTGCTTCCAAGCGGTGCCGGAGGACCACATTGCCGAGGTGAAGTCCCGGCTCTCGGCTAGCCTCGTCGATCTATCTAAAAAGATGGAGCAGTCCAGGGGAAACGTTTCTGTTCTCAAGGACGAGAAGCGTTCCTTGGAGCTCTACACTATGACTACCGTCACAGAAATGCGTGACCGGGCGCAGCAGCTTCGTTTCGCCGAGTCTGCCGTCAAGTCGAAGTTGGACAAGCTTCTCACGGTCAAGCAGCTTCACACCCGCGCCACGGCTGACCTGGTTCGGGAACAGGCTGCTCTAGCCAAGTTGGACACCGAGGGCACCATCGAGTCCCACGACTTCGACGCCATGATCGTGAAGAAGGAAGCACTTGTCCAGAAGACCGAGGAGACAGTTCAGACCCACGAGGCGGAGATTGCAAAGGCTGAGCACGAGGCAAAGCTTTGCGGCTTCTGGGTGTCCGGGTTCAGCCCTGCTGGCCTTCGCAGCTTCATGCTTGACTATGTGACACCTATTCTAAACGATCGTGCCAAGTATTACTCATCTCTCCTCACCAACGGCGAGATGACGATCAACTTCTCCACCAAGTCCACGCTCAAGAGCGGGTCGGAGAAGGAGAAGTTCAGCATCACCTGCCAGCAGGCGCACGGTTCCGACTCATATCGCGGTTCCAGCACCGGGGAGCGCGCCAGAGCCGACTTGGTCATCGCCATGTCCCTTGGTGACCTGGCGCAGTTCAGGACCGCCAAACAGCTTCCCTGGCGCTTCCTGGACGAGCCGTTCGAGTCTATTGACCGGAGCGGTACAGAGGCTATAGTAAGGCTCCTGAACGACCAGAAGTCCAGGTACCGGACTGTCTTCGTCGTGACGCACAAGGCGGACTTCAAAGAATTGTTCTCCCAGCAGATTACTCTCGTGAAGGAAAACGGGATTAGCTCCCTGGCTGGTACCTGAGAGGCTTAGATGAAACAAGAGATTATTGACGCAAGAGGCGGGGACTACATCACGGCGCAGGGCGATGTCCTACGCAAGCTCATCAAGGAGCGCATCCACGGCCTGGAGACCTCGTACAAGCAACTCATCGAGCGCATGAACAACGAGATCCCTGACAAGGCCGATGCCGTCACCCTGATGATCGCCCTGTCCGACAACGTGTCTCTCAACGAGCGGGCCCTGTTCTTCAAAGCCTGTGTCGAGCGTGCGGCCTACTTCGACCGCGAGATCCGAGAACTGAACACCCTTGGTCAAACGTTTCGTAGCGACGCCATCTATCGGATCACTCTGAGCGACGCTGTACGCTACGGTCTGTGAGGCACCATGCACAAGAGCAGAATCATTGGAGTATCTGGTCGGGCTGGGTCCGGTAAGGACACAGTCGCGGAGCATCTCATCGCGGAATACGGCTTCGTGCGTATCGCACTGGCAGATCCGATCAAGCGGTTCGGATACCACGTGTTCCTCTTCACCGAGAAGCAACTCTGGGGTCCGTCTCAGTACCGGAACGCTGTGGACGCGCGCTACGCTCCAGACAGCGCGGCATGGGCAGAGGCTCGCGGACGGCTAGAAGCCTGGGGACGTGAGTACTGCCGCTCTGTGATGGGTACCGATGATGTGGACCTCGTGGAGAGCGCGTACAAAGCCTTGGTGCATTGGTTCTGTACCCTCCAGGAGTCCTACCCCAACCTGTCGCCCCGCGTGATGTTGCAGACGTTGGGCACGGAATGGGGTCGTGAGGCAGTGCGGGACAGCATCTGGATCGACGCGTTGCTCTCGCAGGCCAAGACGCTGCTCCACGAGGACGGTAACACCAAGAAGTGGACGTATGACCCACTGCTAGGTCCAATCCCGGCGACAAAGGCTTCCAAGGTAGTTCACGGCGTAGTCATCTCTGATGTGCGTTTTCAGAACGAGTTTGAGGCCATCCACAAGGAAGGCGGTAGCGTCATCCGAGTGATACGTCCATCGACTGATTCCGAGGCTGCAAGCATCGGAATCTTTGGTCATGCGTCGGAAGCAGAGGACTTTGACCTGGACAGCTTCGACTGTCTCATTCAGAATGACCACTCTTTGCGGGAGCTCTACCAGGCTGTAGACACCTACATCGAGTTGTTCAACCTGTCACACCACTGAGAGCCTGCCATGAAGAACAAAGGAAACTCCCTTTATGCCGCAGCAGCCGCCATGTGTGAGGCGTATATCGTCCTCCTGGTGGTCTTCTTTGTCGCCTTCATCCTGTCGAAGCAGATCCTGCTCGCTGCGCTGACTTGTTTGGTGATTGCGGTGTTCACGCTCATTGCCCGTGCAGCTTGGGACGGCTACGTAAACTGGCTTGAGTACCTTGCTTCTACGCCAAGCGAGCCACCGCCGCCTGTAACGGAAGAGGACGCGTATGGGGAAGATGAAGACGGGGAAGACGACGAGAAAGGCGAATAATGTACGGAGCTGATATCCTGTGCGATTCCATCGCACCAAATGGCAAGCGATTGATTTCCATCGTTGCAACGTTCCCACGAATCGTACTAGCGGAGCAGAATACCCACCGAGTGTTCAGCCGGAACACAGCGTCCAGTCGAGCCATTCCGGTAGAGACTCGATGTAGTACCATCGAAGCCAACCCGTTCGTCCCGGAAGCCTTCGGGAAGAACCAGCGGGGCATGAGGGCGGACGAACTGCTTGACCCGGAAGCCAATGCAGAGGCCGAGGCCATCTGGCGTGAGGCTCTGGCGGACGCACTTCGTCATGCTCGTCGGCTAGCTAATATTGGCGTGCACAAGCAGTACGCCAACCGTCTCACGGAACCGTTTGCGTGGGTCTCACAGATCGTCACGGCTACGGAGTGGGACAACTACATGAACCTCCGCACGCACAAGGACGCACAGCCCGAGATCATGATCGTGGCTCAGTTGATGCGCGAGGCCATTGCCAAGTCCAAGCCGACCAAGCTCTTAGACGGCGAATGGCATCTTCCCTTCATCGGCGAGGATGACATCAACGCAGTGTATGGGCTAGACCTCCTGCTTGCAAAGATTTCCGTAGCTCGTTGCGCCGCTGTCTCCTACGAGAAGCACGGCGTGCGGAAGACTGTGGAAGAGGAGATCGCACGTCACGACATGCTGCAACAGTCTGGACACATGAGTCCGTTCGAGCATCAGGCATTCGTAGGTCCGTACAGTCACCCAGAGTTGAACCGCCTTGATCTAGCAGGCAATTTCGCCATACCGTGGATTCAATACCGTAAGACGCTACCAAACGAGAGCGTATTTCCCAAGAAGGAGGAGTGATGGAGGCGACTGAGAACGTGGAAACCCCTGAAACCGCAGAGAACGTCCTGCCCAATGAACGTGAGATCCTGCTTGCGTACGGCACGATCTTCAACCAGCTACTGCTGTCCGACAAGTTTCGCTTGTTCATGGACACCTACTACACCGTCCAGAAGCTGGTGGACGAGGAGAAGCGTGAGATCACGCTCCAGGTGATCGAGAACCCACCAGAGGTGGTCGCGAAGAAGATCGAAGCAGCGGCAGCGGGCGCTCTGCGCGAGGAGTCGCAGAGCATCCAGATCGCGAAGCCAGGCGATGAAGTCGCCCTTGCCAAGAAGATCGTCAACAACGCCCGTGAAGGCGCTAAGAAGGGAAAGATCCGATGACCAAGAAGACCACGACCAAGAAGACCACGACCAAGAAGACCACGACCAAGAAGACCACGACCAAGAAGCTGGCAACCAGCTTCGAGCCCGCACTGGCCACCACTGTAGGCTTCTCGCTCCCTGTGAAGCTGGGGGTGGGTGATTACCACGAGTTTGACTACATGGAGAAGGTCTTCAACAAGATCACCAAGCTGAAGGTCAAGGTGCGAGAGGTCGGACACGACTACGACACCGGTGAGTACGTCGGGATTGCTTACATGGGCGACTTGCGCCAGGGAGCCAACAAGGAGCTACGCGACAAGCTGGTCAAGCATTGTGTGGCCTCCGAGCGCGAAAGGTGGGATCTGGCCACCTAAACGCTTGCACGACAGGCTAATGGTGCTATAGGTACGTATTGTGGCTGGTGTAGAGACTGGAAAGAAGTACGGAGCGTGGACGGTACTTGGTCCTGAGAAGGATGGGAAGGTACTGTGCCGTTGTACTTGCGAACGCACCGAACACTACGTACGTATCTATGACTTGCTTAACGGCAAGTCCCTGATGTGTCGAAAATGCTCCGTAGGGTTGTCCAAGACGACCCACGGAGCATCTCCTTATGGGCGTGCGTCACCGGAGTACAACACCTGGGTTCACATGATCCAGCGTTGCCACAACTCCAACAACAAGGACTACAAGAACTACGGTGGACGCGGCATCTATGTCTGCGACCTGTGGAGGGGCAGCTTTGAAGCCTTCCTCTTCATGGTTGGCAAGCGTCCCAACCTCACCGATACCATCGAGCGCATCGACACGAACCGGGGCTACGAGCCAGGAAACGTTCGGTGGGCGTCTCGTGCAGAGCAGAACGTCAACACCCGCAGCAACGTCAAGCTTACTATCGACAACGAAACCAAGACAGTCTCTGAGTGGTCTCGCGACTCCAGGTGCTCTGTGTCGATGTTCACCATCTACAAGCGCCTGAACCGTGGTTGGGACTCGGAGAAGGCCGTCTTCACACCAAGTCAGGAAAAGAAATGACCACTAAAGTCGCTGTAATCGGGACCACGAGCGTCGAAGTAGACGAACAGTACAATCTGACGTGCACTACTGGTGGGCACAACAAGTTCTGGTCTGGCCTCGTCGGTAAAGAGCTGTCTTCATCCATCAAGCCGTACGTAGTGGTGCTTCGCTGGGGTAAGATTGGCACAAACGGGCAAGGTCCTGACATCAAACGTTTTGAGTCGAAGCATGTGGCTAAGACGTATCTAAACGGGAGGGTTAGAGACAAGTTGAACAAGGGGTATGTAGGTGCTAGTGTGTCACCCCCAATGACCGCCGCGCCAGAGGCACCAACACTCAAAGCGCCTCGCGCAGTAACCTTCAAAGAGGGACAACACAAGTGGGACCTCTTCTAGTGATCGGATCGTACGATGGCAGTGAATGGACGTAAGAAGGGACAGACAGCGGAAAGAAAGCTGGCTAAGCTATTCGGCAACTGGTGGGGATCGAACTTCGCACGAACCCCACTATCTGGTGGCTTTGCTACGGCAAAGTTCCGAGAAGATTGGAACGCGGCAGGTGATCTAGTGACGCCCGACCCGTCTTTCCCCTTCTGCGTCGAGTCTAAGAAGGTCGAAGGTTGGACGTTGGAGCAGATGCTCACGTCAGATAAGACCCACATGCACAAGTGGTGGGCGCAGACCGTCGATGAGACTCCAGTGAACAAGATTCCCGTCCTGGTCTTCACGAAGAATAGGTCGCCCCTATTCGTCATGATGCGCACGTCGGACTTGCACCTCAGCATCAGGCTGCACGCTGCTGGTGCAATCTTCGACACGGCGATTGGAGAGTGCCCGGTCTCCGTGTTCGCTCTAGACCACCTCTTCAAGACCAAGAAGGAGCATTGGATCTATGACCGATAAGGAAGACACCACCCCAATCAAGCTGCCACGTTGCCCCAAGTGCGGGAAGATTGCGTTGCACTGCAAGTGTGCAGAGAACGAACTGAAGAAGTGAGGCACTAGTGCGACGTACACAGTTCGTAGTCGCTGGACGGCACCCGCTTCTCCTGGCAGTTCGTAACCACCTCATTCTGTCGGGGTATGAACTCGTTCAGCAGGTTGACCCAGACCGTCCGGTGTTTGGTGTCTTTGGAGCTGAAGTATACGACCAGACTGCGGCCAAAGCTTTGTACGGAGACCTTGCCGGTTTCCCCATGCATGCTCCAGTGCTAGTGCTCTCCTCGTCTAGTGTGTACGGCGACCGAGACTACGGAATGGGTCTTCGCCCGTTGGCACCATCGGATGAGTCTCACGGCCACGTCATCACCTCGCCGCTAGACCCTAGCGTGGTTCGCCCGCTCACTGCCTTGACGTTCGAGCACCTGTTCGTCCAGAGGGACGTGGGCAGGACTCTGGTCATCCGTCCGTTCAACGTCTATGGACCAGATATCAACCATGGAGTAATCAGTCGCTTCGTGAAGGCCATCCAGGAGAGCAAGCCTCTCCAGGTGCATACACCTGGTAGGCAGACGCGTACATACTTGTGGCTGGACGACTTCTTTGGGGCGATAGACGCGCTGTTGGCACGCCTGCTCCGTGGAGGACGAGGCATCTACAACGTGGGCTCGGATGAACAGGTGGAGCTCTTGTCGCTTGCGAAGAGCATAGGACATGCGTTTGCTGTAATGCCAACCATAGAGTTGACGGAGACTACCGACCGGCACGTCTGGTGGAAGCTGCCTGCGCTTGAACGCGTACGTGCTGACGGTCGTTGGCGTGCTACAACGTCCCTACGAAGTGGACTCTTCAGATTGGCGGGACGATGAAGATTGTTTGCATTTCCGACACCCACAACAAGCACAAGATGATCAAGATTCCTGAGTGCGACGTACTTGTCCATGCAGGTGACTGGACTGTAGGTGGCGCGTACTCAGAGATCTCGGAGTTCGAGAAGTGGTTTTTCGGGCTCTCACAGGCCAGGTACAAGGTTGCCATCCCCGGAAACCACGACGTGTTCGCCGAGCGCACATTCGAGGTCATCCAGGACGACTTTACGCGTCACAACGCCTTCATTCTCAACGGCAGTGCCTGCGAGATCGAGGGTGTAAAGTTCTACGGCGATCCTCATACGCCAAGGTTCGGGGAAGGCTTTGCTTTCCAGTTGGACCGGTCCGCGAGAAAGACGGAAGACCACTGGGCTAAAATACCATTGGATACCGACGTATTGATTACTCACGGCCCACCGTATGGTTTTCGGGACCTTGTCCTGGATATGACTGTACCAGCCAACCGGTACGTCGGCAGGGACAAGCGTGTCCTCTGCCACGCAGGCTGCAAGCAGCTATTGGAGCGCATCAAAGTAGTCCGTCCCAAATATCACGTCTGTGGGCACCTACATGCAGGATATGGCATACAGGCTACACAGTATGATACTATCGTGGTGAACGCAGCATGCTCGGCTGACTCGACTGGTGTGGCACATATGTCACCGCTAGTAGTACATATTTGAGTTGTGTTGTTAGCCTAGATGCGCTAAACTGGTTGTTCACTATGGCCGACCGTCTTGTAACTCGCGACAATGTAACTGGTGTTTTCAGCGCCACAATAGACCCTACTACCTTGGGGGGTGGCATCTCGCAACTGACTGGCGCGACGAACGAGGAACTGACGAGCGGCGTCCAGGCTGTCGTTGGCGGCTTCGTGTTCGACGCATCGCTCTACACGTCGCGCGTGTTCCGGGGTTACTGGACGCTGGTGCAGTCGCCGCCGGCTTCGCCGCCTATTGCGACGATCTCCCTCTGGGACCGTGGCGCACCGGGCTCCCCTGCGGCTGGTGTGCAGATCGCGACTCTGGTCGATACCACGGTCAATGCGCCTGTGTCTTTTGACTCAGCACCGTTCACGACGGATCCAACCACGCCAAGCCTCAGTGTCATGGTCGCGGCGCTTCGCATGTACGAGATCCGCGCCGAGTGGTCGGGACCGGCAAACTCACTCGTTGTTCGTTGGGCAGGGCTGGAGGTAAGCTGAAATGGCACAGATCTTCAACGTGAATCAGGGGCAGGGCGCGACGCAGTACGCTGGCCAGAAGTTCTTTGAGCTGAAAGTTCTCGCTGTGTCCGCTGGTTACGTCGTGCGCGGCAGTGGCGATGGCGACGTTTTGTTTGAGTGGAACGGCATCACGCCTGGGCCGATATACGACGTGTGGGCTACCGGCAACGTCCGCACAAACAGCACGCCGGTCGTTGCAGGAGACGCGGGCAACGCGAGCGCGTGGTGCGTGCTGGAAGATCCCGCCGGTCGTCAAGTTCTGTTGCAGATGACCAGCGGCACAGGCGCTGGAGCTTGGGCCTCCTACGGAATCATCGCCGTGGCTCGCGCTGGCAGCAGCGGCTTCAACGGCGCGACGGCCAACGCTACTACGGCTCCAGGTGCGCCGACGAGCGGTGCCGGTGATGAGTATTTCTTCTTTGGCTCGACCCGCAACTCTACTGGAGTTGATCTGTTTGGTTTTAACACCGCATCCACTGTTCATATGTGGGCCGACACGACGCCAGGCGTGGATGGTGGACGTCCGCTGGGGTGGTTCTCTGTCAGAAACACTACTCTCGCGGAGGTCAGGTACTGGTCGTTGGAGCCGATCATCGCAAACGAGTCGTCGGCTGACATCGATCCCGTCGTCTACAACGCATCCAACAGCGACTGGAGCGGATGGGATTGGGCCGCTGGACCTACCTACACCCGACGCCAGATGAGTTCTCCCGACACTTCTTCTTTCTGGGCCAACAACGGTCAGGTTGATCCAATCACCGGCTTCAGCGCAATCGCCGCACCTTTGTGGGTCACCTCCACAAACGAGTGCGCAAAGGGCACAGTGCATCCTACCTCGCTCCGTATGCTGCCGCTGACCCGCACTTTTGGGTTCTACGGGTTGGATCAGAACGGGCTTGGCTGGTGTACCGGCGCTAACAGCGGCACCTGGTGCTTTCCGTGGCCACCGGCTCCGCAGCCTGTGCCGATCCCCTGATGAGGAACCATGGCAACTCTAGACGACTTCCGCGATATAGAAATCAATGTTGATCGCGTTCAGTTCGGGCGTGCGATCGACTTTCGTGACGTCGGGACACTTCCGGGTACTCCGCCTGCACCACCGCTCGTGACAAACCGTGTCTGGTCCACGATCGGCGGCTACGAGGTGCGGTGGCAGACTGCGGGCCCCGACACGATCGGTGCTTCGTACCCTGGCCCCGGAACCTTCGGGATCGACACGACAGACTACGTTATCGACGACCCAAAGAACGTCAACTAACGATGCGGTGGACGGACAACCACCATCGCGCTCTGATTCAGAGGATGAACCAACCTTTTCCAAGGTAGGCCATCATGAACTTGTCTATTTGAGTTGTGTTGTTAGCCTAGATGCGCTAAACTGTTTGCCACTATGTCAGATCGTCTTGTAGCCCGCGACAATGTAACTGGTGTTTTCAGCGCCGCAATCGACCCTGCTACCTTGGGGGGTTCTTACGCCTACGTTTCGGCGGTTGCGTCTCAGACTCTGCCTTCGAGCAACGCGATTGTGAACGTGGACACCACGGCAATCGCTCCTGGCGTACTCAACCTCACGCTCCCAGCGGCTGCTGCTGGTCGAGTGTACATCATCCGCAAGACCAACGGTCCTGCGACCGGTACGATCACGCTTGTGCGTGCGGGTCTGGAGAGCATCGACAACGTTGCAGCCAATCGTGTCTTGTACGGCGCAGAGAATCCGGTTAGTTCCTCGGGCTTCTCGCTCCCGTATGTGGCGTGGATGGTCTACTGCGACGGGACTAACTGGTTCACATTCTCTACTTCTCCGCAGTCGCGCCTTCGGTATGGTGCGGGCACCGCTCCAGTGGACGGCACTGACAATAATATTGTGGGCTTTCTTCCTGGCTCGTTCTGGCAGGAGGGCGTTGGTGATTCTGGGCGTCTCTATGTTCAGACTGGTGATGACGCTGGAGACGCATGGTGGATTCGTATCGACGCAGTAGATGCGCAGACGGTCACCGTGAGCACGACTCTCGTCCAGAAGGACCGTCAGCTCTTCGTAAATACGACGGGCGGTGACGTAACGCTCACGCTTCCTGATCCTACTATTCAGGGCCTTGGTCGTCATTTCAGGATTACGAAGACCAATACAGGTACCAACAAGATCACGCTTGCTCCTGACGTTGCTGAGCTAATCAATGGTGTAGCCGCTAACTTCGACCTCCAGGGGTCTAACACCGCTGCTCGTGGCCAGTGGGACGTGTCTTCTGACGGTACGAACTGGTGGGTAACGGTTACTGCCTTCACCGCAGGTGGTGGCGGTGGCGTCACGGACCTCCAGGGTGCCTACGACGGCGGGCCGGACATCACGCTCGACCTCACGGGGGCGATCGACATCATCGACGCCGCGACGAACCCGGATGGGCGCGTCATGTTGATCACCTCGACCACGCCGAACGTCGGCAGTGGCTTGGAGATCACGAAGAACCCGACCATCGCGAACACGGCGGGTGACGCGCTCAACATCTCCAACGGAGCGAACTCGGCGGGTGAGGGCATCAGTGTCAACCATTCGGGCAGCGGGCGTCCTGCGCTGCTCGTGGGTGCGGGCGCGACAACTCCGGCCAGCCGCGTCGTGGGGCCCTTCGGCAACCCCAACCCTGCGCTGGAAGTCCATCACGCAGGTGTGAGCGACGCGCTTCTCGTCACCTCGTCTGGTGCGGGCGTCCATGTGGACTTCTCCACCGCAGGCAGCGGTGCTGCACTCGACGTGGACGTGGGTTTCTCAGCACCCGCTCTGGGTCTCGACATCGACCAGGCAGGCAACGCGGGGGCCGCTCAGATCATCGTGTCGAACGCTTTCAGCGGCGGCATCGCAACGGCCATCGAGCATCAGGGAACCGGCATCGTTCTCGACCTGAACGCAGCGGGAGGATTGAACGTCCTCATCAACGCGCGCACGGGCGGCACGAACGTGCTCGTGGTGGACCCGGCGCTCATGACGGTGGGCGAGCCTGCGGCTCCAATCCCCGTGATCGGGCACTCGGTCGTCCGCATGGGCAGCGGCACCGGGACGACGGTCAAGGGCTTCGACGCCTACACCACGAACGTCGGAAGCGATCCGCTCGACGTGAACAACCTGGGTCGCCTGCTCATGCGGCCCGGTACGAACACCGCAGACGGCACTGTCGCCGATCTGGCGTTGCGTGCGGGCTCCGCAGGAGAGACCCTGCTCACGAAGGGTGGCCGTCTCTACGCGACCGCGCTCCTCCGCGAGTTCGTCATCGGGACCGGAGGCGTCGCGGTGCAGGATGTCGTCGCGATGGACGCCGCGACCTCGACCGTCGTGAAGGCAGATCCGATCACAGCGAACAACACGGACAACGCCTTCGGCGTCGTCATCGCCGTCGAAGGAACCGGCCTCGCGGGTGAACGCGCTCTGGTCGCGATGGGCGGCTACGTCGATGGGCTCTCGGGACTCACGGCGAACACGCCCGTCTACCTCAGTGACTCCACGGCCGGTCTGCTCACGAGCACGGTTCCTACCGCAGTTGGATCTACGTCCATCCGCATTGGCTTCGCGTTCTCGCAGTCGAGCATCATCATTCATGTGGGCGAGAAGGTCGCGCTCTGATTCAGAGGATGAACCAACCTTTTCCAAGGTAGGCCATCATGAACTTGTCCGCGTTCGGTCCCCAATAGGCCAGGAACGACGGGAATACCGCTGGTGCGGGCGCGCCAAGGAACGTCAAACGTCCTTCCCAGAGGATAGCTTTGTCCGCCGTAGGACAAACAATCTTCTGGAAGAACTTCGTATCCGTGCGCGCTGGCCCCAGGAGGATGATCTCCGTGTTGGTGCCTGCGTTCTTGGCAAGCGCAGCTTCGTCGGCGCACTTCTTAACCCAGTGCTTGATTTTGCGACCGTACGGTGGGTTCACAAAGACAAGGCCGTAACCCTGCCACGACTCCGCCAGACCGTCGTGGTCGATGTCGGGTCCGGCGAACTTGTTGTTTGCCTGAACGATGCTGTTCGAGTTGGAACAGGGGTCTAGTCCGATTGTGCCGAACTTCTGGTAGATCGGGTCTAGGACTTCGGGAGGAGTATTCCAGTGCTGGTTGGCGCTGGAGACCATCTTACTGAGGGTGGTTTGATCCATCACCGCTACCCTACCAGGTTATGATCGTCGTGCCAGTGAAAACCGCTCTCATTGCGGCGTTCCTAAAGTAAGACCGAGATAGTCAAGAGTTGACAAGCAGCAGCACCCGATCTATCATGTAGTAAAGGAGTGCTGCCTCTATGGTCATTGTACTCAACCTTCTCGACCCTGACCTTGACGTTACCGCCTCGGTCAAGCCTGAACAAGAGGCTGAAGACCAGGAAGAACGCAAGGATCGCACGAGGATGACGCGCCTACAGGTAATCTCCATCACCGGAGAGATTGTAGACGCACCCTAGCCAAAGGCACACATGGCGTCTGCGTAGCCCTTACGCATGAGCTCCTGCGAAACCGCTGGGATGAACTTCGTAGACTCCACGTCAAGCGTGACTTCCGGACGGCATACCCTGAGGTTGATAGCCCTCTTGGTGTGAGTGCTGTCCACTAGCTTCAGCTTGGTGTGTAGCTCTGTCATTACCAGGTCGTTCTCGATGATCTCTGCGAGCATTAGGTCAATCATACGGTCTGCGTACGACAGGATGTTCGTGACCTTCGAGTCCCAGCGGCGCTGCTTCTGCCCGCCACAGAGGATCAGGTCAATGTCCACTGCACCTGCCTGGATGGCTGCATCCAGCGGGGAAACATGTCTCACGCCGCCGTCCACATACGCTTCGCCGCCGAGTAGCACAGGCGGGTAGACGATGGGCGCAACTGAAGACGCGAGAATGTTGTCAATTAGTTCTTCGCGAGGAACCTGCTCGGTGCAAATGTGTGTACCACCCGTGTGCAGGTTCACGCTTACTATCTGGAGCTTCTTGCCGCTTCGGAGCAGGGCGTCGTAGTCCAGGTTGTCCGAGATCAGCTTCCGCATAGGCTCAGCGGTGTAAATTGACGGAGCCCAGAGCAGGCTCAGCGGCCCTAGGAAACGCTTCTTGGCAACGTCCTCTGTCCTGACACTGGCCCACAACTCAGTGAGTCTCTCGATTGCAGGAGGCAGGCTGGTATGCTGGGCAAGCTGTGTGGCGTTGATGGATCCTACGGAGACGCCAGAGAATAGGTCATACCTCTCGCCATTCTCAGCGAGACGACGGAGTGCTCCTACTTGGTACGCACCTTTACTACCGCCACCTGAAAGTACTAGCGCCCTCATGGGCTTGAATGTAGCAGCTATGTACGTTCCTGCCAAGTGAAAGTGCTTGACACATTCCAGACATAGTGTTACTGTACTAGAGAGGGCACAGTTGATGAGGTATACTCATGGAGGCAACTAGGTCCTGCTACTACATTGTAGTGCTCACCAAGCAAGGCAAGCTGTTGGACGCGTACGTCTCAGCTAAGTCCTTGAGTGAGGCCCTCGACAAGCTAATAGGTCAGTTCGACCTCGCTGGAAACATCCAGGACTTCAAGTTCTGTCTAGTTCGGAAGTGAGGTACGAAGTGGACTATGGCGATGTTGTCCTCACTGGCTGTATCTGCTGGCATTCAGGGCGGACTTGACGCATCCTGGAGTGGTGGCTGCTGTGGAAGCACACTTCGCAGGCGACAGCACCAGAAAGACTCGGTGGATTAGCATGAGTATGTATGAAGCACATCCTACTGTGGAGATGACGCGCATAGCTAGAGCCAACCTTGAGCAGTGGACGAGCAAAGGGTATGTGCCCTTTACAGACGCCAATCATTTCGTCCCGGCGTTGAAGAACTTGATCATGCGTGCGAGTGCAAACGGCACCGAGCTAGCAGCGCATGTGATTACCGTGAAGGACGCGTTGGTGGTGTTGGACAATGATGCACCTTGCCTGGTATCTAGGCGCGTGCTACCGGGTTGGATGGTACACATGGCAAAGACCGTCACCGACAAGGAACTTGGCCCTTCCATGAATTACGAACAGTTCGTGCAGGCAACTGCGGCTGGCCTGGAAGGCGACCTTGAGACAGTCGAAGCTTTCTTCGCGCTCATTGAGCTAAGCGCAGAATACAAGAGGGGCGCGTGAAGAAGAAGAAGAAGGATCTAATCCATCCAGCACCAGCAAACCCGCATGGCGGCATTGCATTCGAGGAGTCCAGTCGGCGTTGCCAAGCAGTACAACACCATGGTTGAAATGCACCTTGCCTATGCGACCGACCAATACGAACGGGAACGTGAAGGAGAAGAAGCGATGAACACGCGAGAACTCATTGACGCTGTATCGATGAACGGTACGGACGACTCCATCTGGCGTCCCGGCGAAACACGCGAAGAATGCTTGGCGCGCATAATCCGTGAAGCAGAGGAACGTGGCGCAAGGTGGGCACTGGAGCGCCATGGCAATCCGTTCGCAAGCAAGACGCTAGAGCAGTACGCCGCAGAAATCTGCGGCGACGCAAGGGGAATATAAGTTCTCAACCAAACGTGAAGATGACGCCTCTACGCATACGTTCAAGGGCCACGTTGCAGTAGTTCCAGGCATGTGCGAAGTGTGGGTCACCACCAGAGTAGATCCACTCGTGCCTACCTTCACCTGTTTCCTCGTTCGACACGTTGAAGCGTTTGATCAAACGCATGAACATGGAGAACGCACGGTTCATCACGGCCTCAGGCTCCAGATCCTTCGTCTTCTCGTTTAGACACATCTGAACTAGACGATCTGGGTCAGGGCAAATCACGTCGTTGCCAGCCCACTGGCCGAGTGCAACGTCCAGGCTCAAGTACCGCGACACAACGCAGTAGTACTTGAACTTGAGCAGTGGACCGGCCTTCTTGATCGTGACCTTGGTCCTGGGCTTGTCACTCCAGGTAACAACATCCTTTGCCTCCTTCGAGTAGAAGGAAGCGAACACCTTGCCTGGAAACTCTTGTGCGAACTCAAGAACGCTGTCGTAGTTCGGCATGGCGTCGATTACGCATAGCTGAACCTTGTACTCCTTCATCAAGGTGCGAAGCCGCTTGAACGGAGACACACGCTTGCCAGCTTCCATGTAATGCGGGTTGTCCGATTCGATGATTTCCACATGGCGGATGCGCTTCTTGCTCTCGTGAAGGTCGGCGATGATTACATAGCAGTAACCACCACCAACGTCTACGCCCATAGCTGTGCCAGCCGCCTTGCCAGGAGCCGCCCATTCGAGCATGGGGTCAACGCAGGATTTCAACTGACCGAGAGTTACACCCCTGTTCTCTTCGTCAACGTAGGGTAGTCCAAGCTTAGCGTTGAAGAACTCGGCCTTGTTGGTCGTGCGGTAGTAGAAGTCCCACAGCGTCTTCAAGGGCATGTACTTGGACGTAAGCTGGCTGACATGGAAAGACGTGTAGTCCGCGCCTGGATTGTGTGCCACGTACCTGCCGTTCTGGGGGTCGTTGATGACGAAACGGCACTTGGGGCAGCGCAGGTAAAGCTTTCCCCGCTTCTTGTCGTCTACGACACAGTCGGGGAAGGCACGAGCCAGGTCTACGCCATCTGGGCACCCGCACTTAGCCATCCAAATATGCTGTGTTCCCAGGTCAAATCGGGCCGCAATATCGTTTTCAGGCAAGCCGCAGTTATGCGCCACTATACCATTTTCCAGTACGAAATTATGGTACTGGTCTACTGTGATGTCGCAGACGGCTTGATTCCCCCACTCGCGAAGCTCTACAAGGCGAGCAGCGCGGTAGTGTGCATTCAGTGGGCGTGACAATATACGGTTTGAGTTAGCGTTGTGACAAAGTTGATAGCTGTGTGCTCTGTTTTCTGTGCGGCCTTCATAGTCACGAATGTACGCAGGTTCTCCAACACGCAAGGCTATCAGCTTGAGGTCATATAGCATTGCATATGACGTAGTGGTGATGTCCCACGAATGATCAGTTCTGCGTGTTCCATCACCATCGATGTAGCCATCCAGAAGTTCTCGAAGCTGCTTCACCGATCCGTTGCGAATTATTTCAGGGAAACGCTTGTCGCTGCTGCTCTTTCCAAAAGACTCGAACAGTTGGTACAAGTCTGGGCGGGTCTTCAAGGACACACGAATACAAGTCCTCTGTTCTGAAAACTTGAATCCGTTGCGCTGTGCCCATTCGATGACACGAGAACGAATGGGCGTATCAGTCTTCTTTAGCTGCGCTATGCTAATAGTGTTCGTAGTGCCGGTAACCACACAGCCTTCTGCGGCGTACGCACCGAACACATAGTAGGTCAGCAGGTCAAACGGAGTGTCAATCTCTTCATACTGACTGATATTCCTGAGTGTTACGATAGCGTTCTTATCCGTGAGTTTAGAAAGCTGCTCCCAACGTAGTATGTTCTTGCTCTTTCCGAATGCGTCACACCAAGCGTATTCATGGTCGTGGGTAGCTACCACTTCCGTACCGTCATCAAATAGCGCCTTTACTACAGGCTTGATGCCGTTGTCGTGGAACGCTGTAATATCACGGAATGTGTAGTTCAGTCCATTGCTCTGGTATTGACAGAGAACTTGGTACTGATGCCAGCAATCTTCTAGCTCCCTAAAGGACTTACTCTCCACCGGATTAGAGACTTTCCAATACTTTACATCTTGCTTCTTACGCACAAGAATTCGCGTATCCTTGCTATGACAGGTACTCATAAATACCTTCTGCTTGTACGGCGAGTGGCTGATACGCTCTAGGGCCTGGTCAATCTCCTGAGGCTTGCAAAGACGCACCTCATCGAAGGACACGAAGTCCAGAGGCACGGAGTCCTTGGAGGCAACACCGCCAAGGTGGAACAGGTAGAAGGAGGACTTGCCGATCTTCCTCAGTCCGAGCTTATCTTGAGTGTCAATTGTGCCGTTAAGCTCCGGGATCGACTGAAGCAGGGGCGTGAGACGGTCCTTGGAAAGGTTTTCTACGCCTTCTTTGGTCGGGAAGTACAGTCCGGCCTTCCTACCTTGGTGCGTGTGCAACCAGTGGATGACCTTGAGGAGCATGTACACCGTAGCGCCCATCTGAGCAGCCTTCTGCCACACGATTTCTGTGTCGTTGCAGAGGTAGATGGGGAGCAGGTACCTGTGGGCATTGAAGTCGATGTTGTTTCCGTCAACCGTCACACCAGAGGTCTGGGTCCACAACGTGAAGCTCTCGTTCGAGAGGTGCCGAAGGTCATCGATAGTGATGTCCTCTGGCTTCACCTTCTTAGGGAGCCTTACGATTGTGGGTGCTCCATCGATTGTTGGAGCCTTTAGATGTGGGTATGTAACTCCGCTCATATCACTTCTCGATCAGTGCAATATTCGCGTCTCCAGTGACGGATCCTGCTTCGACCACAGCGGACTGGTCCTTCTGGGCCCTGAAGAAGTCGGTGTGATGGATGGCGATCTGAAGCAAGCCACCCAGAACGGTGTTGATGTCCAAGCCATCGGCCACACACTTGGTCGTGATGGCGTCGATGCTCTTCTTGAGCGCAGGGGTGATCTGCACGAAGATGTGGTTCTTGCCACCGATGGGGAAGATCATGAACGACTGAGGTACGGTGCTTCCGAACTTCTCGAACATGACACTGAGAATGACCCCGAGGTCGTCAATCATCTTCACCTGCTGAACGGCTGGGCCAGAGCCAGCTACGGCAGCAGCGGTGCGACGCTCACGAGTCTTCTCTTCCTTGTAGAACTCGGCGAATGCGGAGGCGTCCTCGAAACCCATGCGTTCCATGATCACGTCAAGACCTAGCGCCTGCTCTGTAGCCAAGCGGTTGACGGTCTCGGTGAACGCTACTCGGTCAATCTGACCACGAACGTAGTTCCTGCGGACAAGCTGAATCTCCGCCTCGACGGAATCCCAGTCCTCTCGAACGATGCAGGGAAGCTGGTCGTACCCGACCTCCTTACCTGCCTTGAACCTGTGGTTACCGGAGACAACGTAGAAGCCACTCTCCACATCTTTGCGCGGAACTACGATGAGCGGCTCATCGAACCCACCGGCCAGGATGGACTCCTTCAACTCCTTGTAGACGTGCTTGGACTGCACGTTGGTGTTGTTTGGGTGTTCGGCTAGCAGGGCAACTGGCAACAGCTTGGCCAGGTGTACCTTCTTCGGTGCTTCGGTAGACTCAATGGTTGTCTTCGCGCTTTGCTTCTTCACTGTCCCGCTCCTGTTCATGATCGATTTCCAACAGCCGTTCGATGATTTCGGCTTCTTTGCCAAGTATACCAGGGTGTGTCGGAAGTGCTACTACCCGGTTGAATACGCTTTCTGCGACTGGATACTCAGGTGTCTCCTGCCAGCGGCGTTGCATGATCGGCAAGTAGTGCAGCGGAAACACTGGCTTCACTACGGGGAGTCCGAGGCTGTGCAGATGTGCGACGACTTTGTTGGCGTTCTCAACAACCACCATCAGGTACGGGCGCTCTTGGCACTCAGGGAAAACGATTTCGTGGTTCTTGCCCTCTAGTAAATTGCGGTAAAGACTTACAGCTTGTGCCTGAGCCGCCTTGCGGTCTTGAAGCTCCGGCTGGGACTTCAGTCGCTTGTGAGCCAGCGCGCACAGGGCGTCATTCATGCTCGCAGCAAGTCCAAGGAGGCCGTTGCGTACCATCTTCAACTCACGCACCTGATGCGTGAACTTGTGGATTACGAGGCTTCCTGTGCCGATGATGGGACCAAAGTCGAACACGGTGAAGGTACCCACACAGTCCTGCGTGGAGCCCTGGTGCGGAGGCAACCGAGTGTCGATGATGGTGGGCAGCATCTTGGCGATGGCGAGGAGCGCCGGGTCTACGGGCATGCCTCCAGGACGATCGAGGATGATCACCGCAGACTTGATCGTCTCAAGCACCTCGGTAAGAAGGGCGGGCTCCATCTGCAAACTATCCGCGTTGATGTCGAGCAGGATAGGGTTCGCACCGGAACGAAGAACTGCGCTGATGGTGTCAGGGGAAGACGTGATGGGGAGTATCACAGGCAGTTCGTGTGTGCGAGAGCCGAGTACCTCCAATATGGCTGTAATCGACGCCTGGTAGCTGTTGAATACCACAGCGGTAGGCCCGAAGAAGGCTTCCAGTTTGGCTTGCTCAATGGTGTTTGAGCAATCACTTCCATCCCAAGAGTCAAACGGCAACATGTTCACTCGCTCGGAATTACAAGGGTGCGGCACTTGGGGCACTTGTAGCCTTTGCGAGTAGACCTCAGGGGGCCCTCAAACCCGCAGGCAGTGCAACCGTCGTCCTGACTGGTGAACAAGGACCGGAAGCCCTCTTCTTCCTCATCTCCGTCTCTGTTCGAGATCCAAGAGTTCCCTGTGCTATTACCGTCAGCGTCTATCAGACCGTGTTTGCGTGGCATCACTTCTCCTGAGCGACCCAAAGGTCTCGCTCGTTCTTGCAGATATAGCCGCTCTTGTGCAACGCGGCAAGCACTTTCTGCGCGGAGAGGCGGTCGATCGACGCCTTGGTGACTACCTCGTTGAAGGCAGTTGGGGACTCAAGAATAGCCAGAACACGCGCACCGAACTTGATGTCTTCGACCTTCTTCACTGAACTCACTCCTCCAACCCTACACAGTGGTTTTCCTCGTATGTACCATGTTTCTTCAATGCTTCTCTAACCAACGCGATGTTGAGCCTGTGATGCTCAGACACGCCATGCTGATTCAGCATACGCACATGCTTATCCGTAGGGTAGCCCTTATTGTTGTGCCACTCGTATTCCGGATAGTTCTTGCTAATCTCGGACATGTATTTGTCCCGAGTTACCTTGGCTACCATGCTCGCGGCGCTGACAGCGGCGACGTAACCGTCACCCTTCTCAAGCGCAAGTTGCGGATGGTTCAAACCTTTGATCGGCTTCGAGCCGTCAATCACCACAAGACTGTTTGGGTAGTGTGCGATGGCCTTGGTAGCCAAGGTGAACATCGCAGCATGTAGCACAGCACTGGCACCTAGCGAGGAGATAGCCTGGACGCTTGTGACGTGCGTGTCCACGTAGGGCGACGTGTTTCGCACTACCTCCAGGCCAGCTTCCCTGGACCGTTCCGTGGTGAACGCCTTGCTGTCCTTCACTTTGGGGTGCGAGAAGTCTGGCTTGTAGACAACGCAACCAAGCACCAAAGTACCAGCAATACAGCCCCAACCTACCTCATCGATGCCTATGATGAACTCTGGCTTGTGCAGAGCCAAAGCCGCTTGATAGGTGTCTATCACTCTTTGATCCATCTCAATCCGTCTACGACTACGATGACGTGGCTGTCTGTTACGCCGCCAGGACAATAGTAGCCTCCGTAGATGCTGTGATCAAGTGTTACCTCTATCGCTGTTGTACTGTGCCAGCCTACCGCCCATAGTCTTGCGACCGGACACATAGACAGCAACTACTTTGTACTCAGGGCTACTAGGCTGCGGTGGGTCGCCTTGACGGGAGCCCAAGTTCACAACCAGTTCCCGTGTGAGAGAACCTTCTCCAGTGCGCGCAGCAAGCCTGGTGGAGTGTCTTCCAACGTAGTCTGCCTCGTAGTACGTGTACGGACCTTCGAGTTCGCCATCCTTACGAACGCGTAGGTACCATTCACGTAGAGGACCGGGAGTACTCATGTTACGCAGGTGTGCTTACAGGACCGCGCCCAAACGTGAAGTTTGACTGTGCGCGAATCTGTGGGTTGCGGAAAGTCCAACATTCCCCATTTTCATCCAAGAACACCACCCAGCACAAATCGTGGTCCATTCCATAGTCAAGAAGAACGACAGCAAACCCCTTTCCCCGTGGGGTTGTTACAGGAATGGGTGGGTTCAGTTGCAGTAGTAGTGTCATGCGCGCCTTTAGGTGCCCGCATTGATCGAGTTGCGGCTTAGGATGTCGCAGGAGATCACGACGGGTCGTCCGGCAAGCGTCGTGCTTGCCGCAACGAATCCAAGCTCCATGCCGACATAGTAACCCGCAACGAAGCCGATCGCC